CAAGATACGCCAACCCAGCGCAGCCGCCTCGCTATACTTTTCCATGTCGCCAATGTACCCGCTGCCCCGTGTGTGCCTTCCCGCTATCCATACCCCACCCTCCACCTCCAAGGCTACCAGATGCTCAGGCCAAGCGTAGTCAAAGCGCCACTTTCGAACGGGGTGGAACCGATGCTCAGGCACAGGGTCGGGTAACCCCTCGGACCTGCACAGCTCGGCAAAGATGGCATCAGCCTTTTTCATCGGTCGGGCCTTGTTCGTTCATGCCGCCATTTGCCCACCACATCAGCGCATAGGACAACGCCCGTTGGTATAGTTCCACCTGCAACGGCGTAACGGGTTCAGCGATGCCGCCAATGTCCACGCGCTTCATGGCCCAAATGTACCGCCGTATGATTTCAGATCCGCTCACGGTTCAATGCGCTTGAACTCCACCACCCACACCCACGGATTAGCCTCCCAGCTTCCGGGGCCGTTGATGCTTTGCCACAGGCTGCGAAAGCTGTCCTTTGCATTGTAGACGTGGCCCCCGGTAACGTAGTCCCGGTAGTAGTCTTGGGCATCATCAACTCCTCGCTCTTCCCAGCTTTCAATGCCCTCGGACATTGCATCCTCCTCGCTGATGTCCTGCAACCGCTCCACGCGCACACTCACCACCTCCAAGTTGATGCGGCTGGCCCATCGCGGCATGTGGATGGATGGGCGCCATGGTAAGTAAGTCCAGTCAGTTTCGGATGCCTTGTAATACACGGTCTGCGCCGGGTCATACCATGCGTGCGTCTCCCGCACCCAAAGCCTATCGCCGGGCTTGCCGTATGGGCAATGCAGCCATCCGCGATTATCTATCGGGCCGCCGTGCTTCGTGACCCCTACAAGCTCGCCAGATAGTGGCATGAGCGTCACGTAATCCTTGGTCGGCTGTGGCTTCACAATCCGCCGCGTCTGCGTCTTTCGGCCTTCCAAGATGGCCCGGACCATCGGTCCGCTAAAAAGTATCGGTCGTTCTTTCATCGTGTTCGTGTGTTACTTGTTCTCCAGTTTTCGCCGTAGCTGGTCGATCATCCGATCCTTCCACCCGGCATCGTGTTCCGTCCTGTCCAAATATCCCGCCCCTAAGTTATCACCTGTGAACTTGTGCCGGGCCGCATCGCTCTCCACATGGCCTAAAATCTTGGCCTCATGCGCTTGCATCCATTCGGATATTTGCGGATAGTTCAGAGACCCGTAGACCTTGCCGCTGGTCATCCCGTCCCGGATGGCCATTACCACGCTCTCACAGCTACGGTGTCCCCATTGGCCCATCAGCATCCGCGCCCACATTGCAATCACGTTAGGCGGGTTCTTTCCGCCCACCATGGCATCGGCCTCGGTCAGGATCAGCACGGCCCAAGCCTCGCTCACCTCGCTGCCGTGGTCCTTTACCATGCGGCGGATGGGGTAGCTATTGGTCCCAGTAGCTTGGTCCAGCGTCACGCATACGGGCATGGTGCTCGGCGTTAGCTTGAATAGCCAATCGCGCCTTTTCTGCAACGCTAAGCTGTTCGGGGCGGACTTGTCCGGTAGGTTGTTTGATGGCATTGATGATCTTCGCTAAGTTGTTAAACAGGTAGGTAAAGCTGGTGGCGTTCTTTCCGTGGAACGCATCCTCCTTCACTTTTTTGATCAGAGCAAGAACGGACTTAGTGGCATCGTATTCGGGGTACAGCGTCTCCATTTTCCGAAGCAAGTTGTAACAGGCCCGGCGCTCCTTTGCCACGGACCCATCAAGCAGGCCATCGTTCGCCAGCTTCAAAGCCTCCCAGCACTCGTTGATACGGGCATCCCCACGGACCTCGGCGCTTGCGCCAGATGCGTTAGCATCTTCTTCTTTCTTTTCCTTCTTGCTTTCTTTCCTTCTTTCTTTCTTTCCTTCTTCTATTGTGGCCGCTTGTTGGCTCACTTGTTGGCCGCTTGTTGGCTCACTTGCTGGCCATTTGCTGGCCGTTTGTTGGTCGGTTTGTTGGCCGCTTTGCTGGTCCACTTGCTGATACTTTGCCCAATTGACAAGGGTTACAAGCGTAAACTTGTTGGCCGCTTTGGTGGCCACATCTCCGCTCGACTTCAGTTTGTCCAGCGTTCGCCGAAGTTTCGCACGGGACCACCCAAGTGTGTCGGACATCCGGTCCATAGATGTGATCATCTGGCCGGGTTCCACGTCGATACCCTTCCACCTTGCCGCCTTCCAGTTTGCCCGCATGAGCAAGTGAATGAGCAGGCGAAGACAGGCATCGTCGTGATACCACTCCCATTCGGGCAGCGACCTGTGCAGGCGAACGTAACCCTCCATGGTTAGTGGCTCTTAGAAAGGCGATTATCCTCCATGCGTTCATACATGGCGCTAAGGTCTTGTGACAACAGGAGAACATCATCCATTCCGAGTTCTATGTGAACAAGCTTTCGATCATCATTATCAAAAACTGAAATCAACAAACTTTGGTCTTGCTCGTTTATTCGCATGTGAGTGTTCCTAAACGACTTCTCTGTGTACTCAACTACTCGTGCCATGGTATTGGTGAAAAAATCGCCCCCCATGTTCACCTTCGCAGGGAGTGCAGCCCTGTTCAGATGCCCATGAGGGGCGGGTAAGTTGGTTCGACTTCATCGCTGCTGCACTCAGCGGCCACCGTTCCCGGCGACCTTGCAAAGATACTACATCCTTCTCCTTTTCGGTTCTTTCTTTTCAACAGGGTTGCCGTCCGCCCCGCACACCTCACACACCACCGTTCGCTCCCCGTTGGCTATCGCCTGCGGACTGATTGCCACCCTTCGCCCGTCCACTTGTTGCCGCTCATCGGCGTACAGCCCGAACCCTTGGCAGCGTTTGCAATCCCTTCTGGCCTTCCATATCCACGCGGCTACGGTCACAGCGCCTGATATTTACGCCATGCGGCAAGGTCCGCCTTCTTCTTCTGGTTCCAGTGCATCGGCTTAACCCACTCCCCTTTTCTCTCAGGGTTGCTGACCCGGTTACTCGCCCGTGGCGTTGGTGCCGGAATAAACTTCTTAGGCTCCGTGCATAGCGTTATCCATGTCGGTATGTTACAACCGATGTACGCCACCGAACGCCTGTAAAGTTCGGCCATGTCGAAGTACATTTCTAACTCATGGTCGGCGGTCTTGCAATGATACGTGACCGTGCTGTGGTCAATGTTTAGGGCGTTGCCAATGCTGGTAACATCGTGGTGGTAGCTGTTGCGTAGGATGTAGCACGCTATCCGCCGTGCCTTGATGTATACCCTTTGCCTGTCCTTCCCGGTGATGTCATCGGGGGTCATCTTGTATCCGAACGCCTCGAAGCCTTTAGAAATGCCGTCAAGTACGTGGGTGCGGAGGTCTGCTGTTAGGGCCATTGCTCATATTTTGGGCGCTCAGTTCCGCCGATCAGCCAGCAGGAACTTTCGCGGTGGTTAAAGATGCCCCGTGCCTTGCGCCATGCGGCGTTAGCCTTGCGGGTCTGTTCACGATGCCGGGCGTTCGCATCCTCTTTCCCTTTGAGATACTTGCGCCATTCGGCACGGGCTTCGGTCTCACGGCGTAGGAGGCGCTTGTGTTCCTCGCGATCCTCGCGGGTCATTAGGCGCGGGTTGTCCGTTGGTTCGCCGTCTATTGATAGTTGTGTCATTCGTTCGTTGGTTTGCTCCCGCAGCGGGGGTCGAACCCGCACCTTTCGCTCCGATGTTCATAAACCCAGCGTTGTATTGCGTGGCATCGGGCAACCGTCTCTACCCTTGGACCATACGGGAGGTGTGTTCATTGTTCGCGGGCTTTGAGCATGGCGTCGGCTATTACGTATGCTTCACGTGCGAAGTCATCCCATCCTCCGGTGTCGCAAGTGCTATCCGACAGGAGTCCATTCATCGCCTTGGCCGCGAAGTAGTCGCGTAGGGTCATTCCGTTGACATACTCAGTCGTGAAACCGCCGACACCATCGTAGCAGTTGTATGCTGTCGGGTACGCCGGGCCTCCTGTCTTCTTCGTGTCGCTCATGTTCGTTCGTGTTAGTGGTTTGTGTTCAGTACCTACGCGGGGATAGGAATGGCCCCAGCGCGGCGTTCATTTGGTGTTCAAACTGTCGCAGCCATGCACAGGCAGCGCCGTAAAGGATGCGGATGGTGTAGGTCATGCGGCAAATGTTAGAAACGCTTTCGACATGGCAATGACCCCGCCCAACTTTGTGACGAACGGTTAGCCCGGTATCATTTCCATCTGTTCCCCCGGCTCCGGCAAATAGATGCCCATTTCGGCCCAGTACCTCAGCACCGCGTCAATAGTCATCATGGCCTCCTCCTTGTCCAGCTCCCGCGTAGGCTTCACCACCTGCACGGTATGCCCCTTGACGGTCAAATCCTCCACCGGGTAGCATCCTTGGGCCTTGCACCATTCTTTGACGCGCTCGACCGTCCACCGCTTGCCGTCTCCCATCCCTTCGGCATTGAGCGTGTCGGCAACAATACTGAACAGGACGTGCAGGTAGCTGTTCTGGTGCGTTGTTTTGCGCCCGCTGTGGCGTTTGATCTCTACGGCGTACTGCCCCGGCTCACAGGCATCGAGAGCGGCCCTAAGCGCCTTGCCGTGCCACTTGCCGCGTTCGTCCTTATGGATGTACAGCTTCATGTCCTAAGCGCACCAGCGACCAAAGCTTATCTTATTGGTACTAAGTACCATTCGGGCTTTTTCGGCAAGCGATGGCGGGCCAACTTCGGACACGTAGCGTATAAACTCTCCGCGCAACCTATCTTCTTCGTGATGCGCCGCTTCGTCATCTGCCTTTATATGTTCGATGTGAGCAATCCAGTTGGCAATCTCTTCAGTTGTCATGTTCGTTTGTTGTTACGGTTCGCGCTCTATTCGTTGTGCAATCCACTTGGCCTGTGCCGTTTGGCTTTCCGTGTCCGGGAATGCGTCCGGCTGGTATTCGTCGATAATCTGGTGAAGTCGGGCCACTGCGCGGGGGGAGAGGTTGTTCCCCTCCGCCCCTTGCAGCCGCCGTATCAGGCCCCAGATCATATCATCCGTGGCCGTGTCCATGTTACCAAGGGAAGTTGTTCGGTTCCTCCGCTACGGGCGCACTTGGCGCGGCCTTTTGCGGGGCGGGTGCCGTAGCGTCCCCGTCTGCCGGGCGGTCCTTCCTCCGCACAAAGTCGGCAGGGATGGCCGGGATAGTAGCGCCCTTGGGCGGGGGCGCAATGCCGTTGATGTTCGACCAAGTGCGCGAAGGGTCGGTCGCGTCCTTGCTCTGCGTAACGGTCAGGTAGGCACCCATGCCGATCAGCTTGTCAGGGTCCACCGCATCCAGCTTGCCCATCGCAGGGTTCCACTTGCTAACGAACTCGCGCAGGCTGCTCTTTTCGTTCCACGATATATTGAACTGCGTCGATACCAATCGCGGCAACATATCGCCGTTGATTTCGATGGGTTCATCGGTCAGGAACTCGATACGCACTTTGGTAGGCGGTTCGACCTTCCCGTACTTGTTGACCTGTCCGGCCTTTTTGTTGGGCACCTTGTAGATGTCACGGCACACGGCCATGAATGTTCCTTCGGGGTGCGGCTCGTAGGTCTTACTTTCTTTCTTTTCGTTGCTCCACATTGTCGTTGGTTTTTACTGGTTTAGGCAAAAAAGTTTGCGCGGGGTCAATGTCCTGAATGTCGATCCCATTGGTCTTAACGAATGCACGCACAGCGTATGCGATGAACAAAGACTTAGTGGGGATACCAGCAACGCGCATTGCCTCTTTCATCGCATGGAACTCGGCGATGTTCAACTTGCCACCCACCAACGTTTTGGCAGGTAGGCCACGTTGCGGCAATCGGCCGTTGCGTTTATTGGTGTTCGTGCGTTTCATCATTTGCTCATTGGTTGTTGGTTTTCAGGTTGTTCATCATCCTGCAAGGTACGGCGATCCTTGGGGTCTGCCGTCTGCAAATACAGGTGTTCGCGGTACTCCAAATCGTAGTCGCGGCCATCGGTACGGAACCGCTCATCCATGTGGCGGGCGTATCCTTCGGAGCGTTTAGTGAGGCTCATGGCTTGGGGTATTTTTTGAGGATGGCGCGGGCGGCTGTGTAGGTTTCATCATCACCAAAGCCCAGGGGATCTCTTTTGTACATGATACCTTCCAGCGCCTCCCGCAACTCATCCCGCTCATCGGCAATGGGCTGGGCTACTTCGCGGATGGCGGCGGCGTAAGCGTCCTCTATTTCCCAATAATTGCGATACGCGGGGCCGATTGTAAACCGCTTCGCTGCCAGTTCTTCGGCGTTCAGTTTGTTGCTCATTGTTCATCGTCTTTAGCGTTAACGATCCGCAGCACCTGAGCGACCAAAGAGGCGGCTACGGCCATGGCCTGTTCCGGGGTCATGCACGCCCCTACGTTGTTAAATCCGCTCAACTTGATATTGAGCCAAACGCTCGTGCCTTCGCCTGTAAAGGTGTTCACGGATACGCCGTCCATCTTGCACGGGATGGTAGTGGTGAACTTGTTGTGGTGAACCTCCACATCGTTTACGATGCTGTCAAATTGCTGGAGCTGCTTGATTGTCATGGTCGTGTGTGTTAGGCGTTGGTTAGTGCGTGGCAAAGTAGTTCGATGCGGGTGCGCGTCATCCGTTCGTTGCGCTTGCTGCGCTCCGGGATGTAACCCATCGCGGTCAGGAAGATGGCCTGTGACCGTACAATGCTATCGAGGCGGTCTACTGCGGCGGCAATGCGGCGGGCAATGGTGATCGTGCGTTCGTTGTTCATGGCGTTCGTTGTTGTTCGTGGTGCAATGTTACAGACCGTTTTCGAATTGTGCAAGTTTCAGCGCGATAAAATAGCACAGGTCTCTCATCTCGCCTTTCCACACCTCGCTGTTGATGCTGTCCCAATCCTCATCCCAAAAGGCCACGTCGATATCCATGTCCTTGGTATCGTACCCCCATGCGCTCGCACATACAATCACGTCCATGTTCGGCATATCCAGCCCGAACCGCTTGCAGGCTTCGGCGATGGTTAGCGTCTCGCAGGTATCGCCGGGTGCGGGGATGTAGATCTTGCGGGTAGCGTAATCGTATTGCACGTCCGGCAGCGGGGCGGGCTTGAGGGGTTGGAGGGCTTGGCGAATTGACATTGACCAGTCGTTAAAGTTTGCGGGCGGGTTTGGCGGGTATGCCGTGGAGCGGGTTGCGGGGCGGTGTGCCATTGTGGTGCTTTGTTCGTTGTTGATGGGTCAAAGGTTGCAAAAAAAAACGACCTGTCAATTTTTTTCTTCAGAATGTTTGTTGTATATGCCCGCCCCAAAGCAACAAGCCCCGACATTCCTGCCGAGGCTTGCGCGTGCCTTCGATGCTTGCCTGCTATCGTGGTGGTATTGCTTCGTTCACACTTTCATCGGCATACCCGTAAGCCTTCAGCGCAGCGGCTACCAAGTCCAGTGCATCGTCAATGTTCACATCGTCGTGCGGCTGTTCAACGGTGACCGTGCGATGCGCTTCCGGCCCCTTGCCCTTATGCGTTGGCTCTATCGTGATTTTCATTTGCCTTGTGCTTTGGCGGTTAGGCGGGCGCGCAGCTTGTCATAGTCTGACCCCGGCCCATTATCAACCGGCCCTTCAAACCAATCATATGCGACCTTGACGGCATCATCCACGTGAACGCCCTTTACAATGCCCTTCCACTTGGCGATTTCTTCGGCAACCCTTGCCTCGTGTTCGCTCATTGGCATATAGCGCGTCTCACAGGCCGTACAAATCCATCCTTCGCCTACGGCCTTGCAAATGATGTGATGTTCGTTGCAGTTCATTCGTGGTCAACTATTTCGGTGTGTATGTTGTGCTTTCCATCGTCTATCCAATGGAAGTTCACGCACTTGAAATTGTCATCAAGGTTCACTCCATCCAACTCTGCAAGATGTCGAGCAAGGATTACGGTCAATAGCCATCCGTGAAGGTCTGTTATAAGCCTTCCAACGTTATCGCTATTGGCAACCTTTGCAAGGTCATCAATTGTGCTGATGTCGTATGTCTTTGGTCCGTCACTCATTCCCGGTTGCGATTAGGTGGGTAACGGTACAGGAGGAACAAAGCTAAACTGAACACGCCCAAGATAAGCGCGGCGGTCCTCCACCACTTGTGAACCTTGGCATCTTCAGGGCATGGCACAACACGCGGCACCTCTACGGTGATCGTGCTGTATACGGTGTCCGGCTTCACGCGGGCCTCTACATCGAGCGCAATGGCTGCGGTATCACATGGCGACCCCGTGCGGATGCGCTGGATTTTGACCACCTGCCGCTCGTTCTCCACGGTCACGGTATCGCGTAACAGGACGGAACGCCACAGCGTATCCCCCGGCACCACGATGGTATCGACCACGGTGATGGTATCCACGCGGGATAGTTCCGGGAACTTGTCAAGAAGACGCTGAAGACGGCGCTCCGGTGAGCAGGCCGTGAGCAGTAGCGCGGCGGTTATGATGGCGGCGGTTCTCATCGAATGAAAGGCGAACACATCAAATCACCAACGAACAACGTCCGGTCTGGGCATTTGACCGCAGCCCACGCCGCCACGCCAACGGGCGAGCCGCCAATGAACAAGGGGTGGAAGATCCGCACATCCACGAACTGCTCCACCAAACTGCCGGGGCTGTTGCCGCTGCTATCCTGCCAAGGCTCCACCACCGTTCCCGCCGTCATGGATGCGCCCCTGTCAAGGTGATAGGTGAGCGGCGTTTGGCCCGCACCCGTGGGCAGCGTGCCGCCCGTGCTGGTTACGTGATCACCGTAAAACCCCTTGGCCCATACAGCGCCACCGTCAGCGCCAAGTTGGAACATCGACTGATAGCCCGCAATGATTGGCGTAGTTCCGGGCTTGCGCGTCGATACCCAGCAATCGTTGCTAATCCAGTTGCAGGCGTTGCCGCCCGTGCCTACGTTAGACAGGCTCCGGTTGTCCCACACCGTCACACCTGTGATGCCCTGTGCGGCCCTTGCGCTGCCCCGTGGCGTACCGCTTTGGTCCTTTGCCAGTAGCAAGATGCTCTGACCCGTTGGCCGCGTCCCGTGGGCATCTTTCCGAATGTAGTTTGCAGACCTCAATAGGACCGCGGGAGCCACCCCTTTGTCGCTTCGGGGCATCATTCCCGTGTAGTTGTACAACGATGAAACAGTCATGTTACTAACAGACCTGTTACCAAATGTGATCGCGCTGGTGATGCTCTGCTGGCCCGCGTAACGGCTCGGCACGCTGAATGCAAGGACCGTGAACTGCCGACCCTTGACGTTGATGGCCGTGCGTGCCGTGTTGAGCGTTGTGGCGTTGGTCAGATCTTCGCCCGTACCCAGCGACACGTTCACAAGGTTTGCCAATGGGATGCCCCACGCGCTCATGTACGCCGTGGCCATTGCTGCACTCGTTGGGTCGTTCGTGTTCACCACCACGCACACGTCAGCCGGGTTGATGCCTAATGCCGTCGAAGGGGGCGGCGTTACTTGGCAGCTACGGGACAAACTATCTAGCGGCGCACTACCTACGCACCCTGCGGGCGATGCGGTCGCAAATCGCGTCTGCTGCCCATTCACGCAAGCGGACCACGCGCCATAGGTGAACGTGCATGGCGTAGGCGTTGGCGGCGTTACCACCGTGCCACCTGTCGCATCCCATACGGGCGTTCCTGCCACGTAGTTGTAGCCCGCATACGTGGTCGCAAGTCCGGGCCGCGTTGTGAAGTTGTGGCTGATAACGCCCATCGGCTCCGAACAGGTGAAGGTTGAAGCGGTACCCAGCGCCGTCCAAGTGAAGTCCATCACCGTGACGTCTTGCGCGTTTTGATTGGCGGGCCTCCATACTTGCTTACTACGCAGGTCCATGAGCAGGGCGCTTGAACCTTGGTCTACGCTGGCGTTGTTCGCCACCGCGCTGTATTGCTCCACGCGCAGCCTTGACTTGTTGGCCGTGGAATTGACCACGAACGCCGGGCCGCTTGCGCCGTTAATGGCGTGCGTCACCTGTGCAGCGTAGATGTTGACCCAGCCCCATGCCTCAATACAGACCTGCCCCTTCTTTGGCCGTCCACGTTGGGCGCTCAATCCATCTTCGTTCTTGAGGTACCCGATGGACATGGCCGGGCCTTGCCTGTTCAACACCACCCATGCGTTATTGTCCCCGCTGATGTGCTGAACTTCAAGGAAGCCCAACGAATTGCCGTTCGTCCCTCCGCTCTTTTCGCTTGTGGCATACAGACCCGCCAAGGCGTTATCGAACGTGGTCAGATGCTCGATGCGTCCCGGTCCTGCCCCGTTCACCCATACCCCGTGACCGTTGCAGTTTTCCACGTACACGCGACCGATAGCGGCGGTCTCCCCCATGATCTGCAAGGCGATGCCGTGTTGGTCGTAGCTGTTGTCCTTCCAATGCGGGCCGCGTCCGTTCACGCGCACATCGCTGATGTAGATGCTTTCGAGGTAGGTGCTGGTGCCCCAGTTTGCGGAGATAATCACCGCACGAATGGCACGCGGGTCCATCCATCGCGCATGGTCGTAAACCAGTTCCGTTGATGCGTTGCCGTTCAATCCGATGGACGTGCCGCCGCCGATGAAGCGCCCCTGCAATACGGTGATGCCGACATTGACCATGTACACGCCTCCGGGGATGCGTTCCACGTTGTTGCGGCTGGTTGACTGCGTACCCAGCGCGAACCCGGCACCATTGCCCGCGTAGTGCGCCTCGTTCAGCACAGCACTCGCAACGGTCAGGTTCTGAAAGGTCGCTGCGGGTTGGGCAAGGATGATCGTCCACCATCGGAATGCGTTGGGGTACTTGGTGGACCCGGTGATGCCCGCTTCGGCCAAGGTCTTCGTGCCGTTGGCGTGCGTCATTTCGGGGAAGTCAGTGTCGATGTAGAACGTCTTTCGCTGTGCGTCTGACGTGTGGCACCAGATCAGCACAAGGCTGACCATAAACAGGCGGGAGAGTAGTTTAATCATGGGTCAGTTAAGGGTTACAAAGGTAACGGGCCTCACATTCTTTCCGCGCACAATCCACATCGGCCTACCGCTCAACGTGGTGCCGAACCGCACAGCGCCAAGCATACGTTGCGCCCCGCGTTTGGCCGTGAACTTCCTTGCGTACCGCTCTCGCTTTGTCTTTACCGGACCTACGCCCGGCTCGTCAATGATGAACGTCCACGGCTGCGTTCTGTGCCTTCCTTTTTTCAGGTACACGTAGACGGGCTTCGGGCCTTTGGCGGGCCGTTTTTTCGGTGTGATGCTCGGTGCTTTCATGGTGCTAATGTAGTGACGGGTTGAACACTTGCGGGCCAATGCGGGCCGCATATCCGTTTGCAGTCGTTTGTTGGATGGACTTGGGTTTATTCCGTAGTTAGGTGCCATCTGAAAGAACGTCATCGCCAAGTGAGAGCTGCTTCGGCAACCCAGCAGGCGTTGCCGGAAACAGCCTTGGCGCTGACTGATGAACCGCTAACCGATGCCGAGCGGCCTTGATGTAGTCCGCGTCGATCTCACAGCCCACCAAGTCAAAGCCTTCGATGTCGCACGCGATGGCAATGGATCCGCTGCCAAGGTGCGTGTCCAGTATCCGCTGCCCCGGCTTGGCGTAGTTCTTCAGGAGCCAACGGTAAAGGGCCACTGGCTTCTGTGTGGGATGGATCTTGCCACGCTCCGCAGCAATGGGTAGCCGGAGCATCTTGGCGGGTTGCCGGAAGCTCGTCCATGCCTGCTCACACATGGCAAGGCTGAAGTCGAACGGCTGCGCCTTATCCCAAACGAGGAAGCATTGGGTAGGCGGAAGAGGGAAGTAATTGCCACCCCAAATGATCTGGTCCACGGATACGCGCCGGAGTTCATCGAAGTACTCAGGCGTCGGTATAGCTGCGTCCCAGACCTTCCGTTCGTGCATCTGACGCACAGGGTTCGCAGCAATGCCGATCCCATACGGCGGATCCACAATGGCCAGGTCGAACGCCTTATCCGGCAGCCCGCGCATGTACTCCATGCAGTCGATGTGTAGTAGTTCTATCTGAGGCATCGGTTAGCGGTTCACTTAATTGCCCAAAGGCTTGAAATGCAGAAAAGACGGCACCTAACTACAGCTTGCCGCAAGGCCAAATTGCACCGGCCCTGCGTCAAGCAATGTCCGTTGTACGGCAGCGAATACCCCGACGCGCAGAACCCATCCACGCGCCGGGGCGAACGGCCATCACTTTGCAACAGCGGTAAGGCCATCAGGTCCGCCGAAGTTCTCGCCGCCTTGGAAGTAGTCGATTTCCTCGGCCACTTCGATGTTGCCATACTCGGCCTGCTGAAAGTACTCTTGCTCCCCGCTGTTGCAAAGCCATTGGAGAAAGCCCTTGGCCTTTTCCTCGCTCTCGAACTCAATCTTTACCGTGTGTGCCATGTCTATCGGGTTTTACAAGGCCGCCCAAGGCCGTTTGCTTTGAAAATGAGAACGCCGCCGTACAACTACGCATTGCCAAAAGGCTGTTGAATGCACAGCCCTTCGGCAATGCTTGTCCGTTACCCGCCATGTGAAGAAGCCTCAGCTATCTGACAGGTACACGTTCTCCGCGTTGTAGGCGCGTCTGATGAAGTCATCGAAGTCCTCGTTCACGCCTTGCCTATACAGGATATGGGTGTTCGTCTCATCGGCAATCTGCCATAGGCCACTATCCCGATAAAGGCAGCGGTTCTGTGGCATATCATCAAGCATTTGGTCCAGCGAACCGAACCAGTCCGGGAATAGTATGTTCCTTGCCATTTGCCTTCAGCTTTTAAGAGTTAAGAACACGGCGGGTAACAGTCGGGTTGTGTCCATGCCCGCCACACGGACCAACGCTCGGTACGGCCACAACCCGCCGAACCGTTATACGCTATTTTAAAGACGACCTCCAAGTTTCAATCATCTGTAAAACACGATAGGCGACTTTATCAATATCATCAAATCTTTGACCGACAACTTTGATGTTTGGGCATTTTGTTTCGTCTGGGCTTTCAATTTGAATAATGACTTGTTTCTCCCAATCTTCTGATGCTTTACCATAATAACCTTCAAATTGACTTTCAAGTGTTATTGTTAATTTAACTGATTTTGAGAACCACCCAAGTCCCCAAACAAATTTTTGTAAATCTCTTACGTTTTCCATTTTTATTTAATTTGTGAAGAAAAACAGCGTATAACAGCACATTGCCAAAAGAGGCGGTTTAGTGCTAATATCAACTGTTGTGCTTCGGTTTAACATTTGTGGTTTAATCAAGTTTAGTGCTTCGTATTCGCCTCCTTCGGCAATCTGCAAAACGTTAGTGGCAAGGTGGCTTAGGAAGTTCGTGCCAAAAATTGACATCTAAATCTTCACTTTCACACTCTGACACTATCTCGCCATTTTCAATATAAATTACTCCATTACTTTCAGCCCAATGCCATCCTTCGGCATCTTCTATAAGGCAACCTAAACAGCACCATCCTTTACCATTTGTAAGCCAAACAGTTTGTAATGCTTTTGGAAGGGCATCCGTTACAGCCACCCAGCCACTAACAGCACCCTTGTTCAATGCGGGGTTTTCTGCTTCGTTTGATACTTTTTCGTTCATAATAATATTTGTGTTTCAAAATTAACTTAGTGCTTTTAAGCCCGCACTAAACAAGGCTGCAAAACGTTAGCGGCAAGGCGAAAAACGAACAGTGTCACCGATTGCAAGATCTGTGCTTGTCACATAGGTCCATCCTTTGCCGCTCGCATCGGTTACCCAATACTCACGATTTGCCTGTGAAGACCAGTGGCCATCATGCACCCTTACCGCGTAAACCACCATAGGCTCCTTGCCTTCTATCACCTTATGCGTTGGCCTGCCATCGCCACAGCCTGAGAAAAGCCCAGCCGCTAACAGCACGGTTACCAATAGCCCCACCATGCGGGTTTGAAATGTCGTCTTAGTATTCATCGTTGTCAGTGTTTGAAAGGTTTGTGAATGTGGGGCCATCGTTAACCGTGCGGGCCGTTAGGCCGCAAACCTAAGAAAAGAAATGCACACGCGCAAACATTGTGACGAACGGTTAGACGCAACAAGGCCGGAGTGCTATCCCTCCGGCCCTGCCGCACGAACACGAACAAACGAACGTCCCAAAGATAGCGCATCTTTATTCTTCATCCACCTTAGGCGGGTCGAAAGGCATCGCAGCCTCTATCACATAGCTGCCCGGCTTCATTACCTTGGGCCTACGGTCCACCCATTCCACGCGCCAGCGCCTAACCTTCGCGCCGTATTCCTCTTCCGCTAATGCCATAGCACGGGCCAAGGCTTGCACGGTTGGCGACCCTGTGACCTCCAGCACGCGGCGAAGGGCGTTGACTTTGATGGTGTCAGTGGATGCGGCCATGGCTATTCGTATCCAAGCGACTTTTTTTCGTCCATGAGCGACTTCCAATACGTGCTTTCCGCAATAGTCCAATACGTGAACTTGCCCGTCTTTTCTTGGCACGTATTGCAGGCCATTTGCACCTGTGGAGTTCCCGCAGCCGTGACCCTCTTTTTGTCGCGCTTGGTCTTATCCGATCCGCACGTTGGGCAATGATGTTTGAACCCACCCGCCAACGCGCCTACGTGCGTCCTGTGCTTGCTGTATGGCTGCAACTTGTGGTGTACTTGCTCCAATAGCCGCACGTCCTGTTCACAGTATTCGGCCATAAGCCGAAGCGCCTTGCGGTCACCGTTCATGACATCGCGCCAAAGGCGGAACCCGCCCGTGTCCTTTTTGCGCTCACCGACCAAGATGCTGCCAAGGTAGTCGAGGCGGTTAGAGTTAAAGTAAAAGCCCGCCTTAGCGAGCTTCAATGTATCGACGGACGTGTAGTGCGGTTGCGCTTCGATGCCGTGAATGAGGCACCTTGTGCGGAACCATTTGATGTCGAAGCGGTCGCCGTTGTGGGCCACTATTTCGTCGGCATCGGCGGCAATCTTGGTGAACTTGCGACATAGGGCGGCATCGCATTTGTTCGCGCCCCACGTCAACGTGTTCACCTTATCGGACCCTTCCCATTTGTAAGAGATGCAAATGATGCGGCGCTCCTCTATGATGTTATCGTGGGACAGGTCTATCTTGTAGCCTATGCGCCACGAATAGACCACGTTTGGTGATGTCTCGCAGTCGAAGTAAAGCCGCTTCATTTGGTCCGTGTTCGTTTGGTTTCAACCTTGGCCCCGATGGTCATCCCCGAATAGTTAGGACTGCCATCGCTCCGCAAACATACGGGGTTGCCGTCCTTGTCCACTACGGTTAGGTTCGACGGGGGCGCATACCTTAGGCAGTGGTCCTTTCGTTCGGACCCTTTCCCCTCGCAAGTTAGGGAGAGGTAGACGCAGCAATCTTGCCCGTCAATGATGGCGTGGTATAGGGTGCCGGGCTTGTGTTCGGTGATCATCGGTTGGAATTGCGGGGCCAATATAGCACGGGTGGGGAACTTTGGTATGGGGTGGCAACTTTCGGGGCGGCTAACCGTTCGTCACTTTACTTGCAAGTGTGGGATACATTGCTTAGGTTTGCGGCCCAACACAACGAACATGAGCAAAAAGCTAACACATGCCCAAGAAATAGCATTGGTCGAATTGACGGCCTTTTTCAAGGCGTATCCCAATGATGAGGAAAAGGCGTTTGACGCATACCGCCAAGCCCTTGGAGCGCTTAGGCTATATGATAGCTTCGGGCGCGATGGCGTAAAGAAAATGATGCGAGAGGCGGGAATGACAGATGCCGAAGTTGAGGAGCATATTACAGAATGCGACAACATACTGGGCATCCTTTTGGGTGCTCATGCGGATGCCGAAAAAGCTGGTCTAAATCCCAGCATATTCCGCCCGCGCATCGAATGACGGGCAAGCCTTAGCCACATTCGGAAAGTCCCGATGGCCTTG